GGGGTGGGCGAGCAGGGGCCGGTGCTGGTTGACCCGGAGAGCCATCCGCATCTGTTGTTTGCGGGAACGAGCGGGAGCGGGAAGAGCCGGGGCGGGCTGCGGCCACTGGTAGCGGAGGCGCTGGCGGATGGATGGCAGGTGGTCATTCTCGATCGGAGTGGGCTCGACTTTCAGCCGTTTGCACAGCATTCGAATGTGCGATTAGTGACGCTGGGGAAGCGACCAGAGGAGGCGATTGGGTATTTACGGTCGGTATATAGCGAGGTGGTGCGGCGGTTTGGGTTGCTGCGAGAGGCTGGCGCCTCAACCTGGGGGCGCTGGGTGGGGAGGAACGGGGCGCGGGTGCTGGTGGTGGTGGATGAGTTCAGCGATCTGGCGGATAGCCTGGCGGCGGGGGAGCGAGAGGAGTTGTGGCGGCAGGCGCGCCTGGTTGCGGCGGAGGGGCGTAAGAGTGGGGTTCATCTGGCGATTGCTTTGCAGGATCCGACGTATAAGAGTTTGGATCTGCGTATCCGACGTAATATGACGCCGGTGTGTTTTCGGGTTTTGGATGATGCGGCCAGCCGGGTGGTGTTGGGGGCAGGGGGGGCAGATCGATTGAAGCCAGGGCAGTTTTTGACGGCGGCGGTGGGGCAGTTGGCGGCAGGGGTGGCCTTCAATCCGGATGATGGTGAGATTGCGACGTTTTTGGAGCGGCGGGCGGTGGCGCGATTGGGGGCGCCGGAATGGTTGCAGCTGGAGGAGCCGAAGGCCTCGGTCTCTTCTGGCTGTAATGGTGAGGATGATCTGGCGGAACGGGTGAAGGAGCTGGCGCGGCAGGGGTTGAGCCTGAATGAGATCCAGCGACGGGTGTTTGGGTATACGGGCGGGGCGGCGTTTGCGATGGTGCGCGGGGTTTTGGGCGGTACTACTGTGGGGGGTGGGGGTAGTACTGGGGAAGAGATGGGGTAGTACTGGAAGTATTCGAAAAATTGGTGTGGTTCGAGGAGGATTGAGGATGATCAGTGGCATGTTATGGCAGGTGGATATGAAGGAGACGGCTGAGGAACAGGTGCGAAAGGCCGTTGCGCATTATGAGAAGAAGACGGGGCGGAAGGCGACGATGTGCCAGGTGCACCCACGGATGAACCTGGGGGGGAGGGTGGATGGGGTGGCGATCACGACGGATGGGTATGTTCCGATGGGGCATTATTTGATTGGAGTGGAGGAAGAATGATTATTGCGGTGGCAAACCAAAAGGGTGGGGTGGGGAAGACGACGACGGCGGTTACGCTGGCGCATGGGGCGGCGCTGCGAGGATGGAGGACGCTGCTGGTTGATCTGGATGCCCAGGGGAATGTTGCGGACAGTCTGGGGTTGGAGAGCGGGACGGCGTTGTACCGCTGGTTGAGTGGGGGGTGTACGTTAGATGAGGCGGCAACGCAGGCCCGGACGGGGCTGGATGTGGTGCGAGGGGATAAGATGACGGTGCGGCTGAAGCGTGAGTTGAGCGGGATGGATTTCCCGGCGAATGTGTTGGCGGAGGCGCTGCGGAAACATGAGTATGACCTGGTGGTGATGGATTGTGCGCCGAGCGTGGATATTTTGCATACGGCGGCGCTGGTGGCGGCGGATTATCTGGTGGTGCCGACGCGGTTGGATCAACTGGCGATTAAAGGGGTGATGGAGATGATGCAGAGTCTGGCGGCTGTGCAGCGGAATGTGGGCGGGCAGGCCTGCCGGCTGGCAGGGGTGGTGCCGACGTTTTATGATCGGACGACGAATGAGAGCCATGCGCAATTGGAGAATTTGACGCGGTGGGGTAAACAGGTGGTATGGCCACCGGTGCCGGTGGATAACCAGTGCCGGGTGGCGACTCGGTTGGGGCAGACGCTGTGTGAGGTTTTGCCGAAGCCGCGGGCGCTGGTCGGGATACGGGTGCAGGCCGGTTTTGTGGGCGGGTATGAGCAGGTGTTAGATAGGGTGTTGGCGCTATGAAAAAAGATGCAGATGGTTTTCTGGATTTGGGACAGAGTATTGATCCGGCGGTGGATGTGTTGCTGGGGCAGGGGCGGCTGCGCCAGGAAGGGCAGCGGATGGGGGTGGGGGAGCGGCGTAAGAAGCGGAAGGAGCGCGAGAAGCAGGCGGCTCGCAAGGGGCGCCAGGCGCTGTATGATCTGGAGCAGGATGTGAAGGAGGGGGTGGCCGGGCTGGCGGATGAGTTGGGTACGACGGCCAGCCAGGTGGCGAACGCGTTGCTGGCGCTGGGGCTGGATGCGGTGCGTGCGGGGCGGGTTGATCTGGCGGGGATGCGGGTGCCATCGAGCAGCCCGCGGTACGATTTTACGCTAAAGGTCAGGTAAGGGATATCGCTTGAGAAAATAAGGGATATCGCTGGCGATTTACAGGGATATGTTTTCAGGGATATCGCTGTAAAAAAGGTAGGGATATCGCTTTTGACTACAGGAGGGCTTGAGGCGCATGGAATTGAAGACGGTGGTGGGTAGGGTTGGGTGTTGGGAAGATTTGGCACGCGGAGGCGCGGAGGGCGCGGAGGTGTTGTTGAAGAATGATTTGACGTGCTTTGGTTTGCGGCGGGTGCATGTGGTGAGCGATCGTAAGGTGGCGGATTGGCGGCGGTGGCTGCGAACGGCAGGGATGCCGTTTGAGGCGGAGGGGTCGCTGGCGGTGTGGCAGTATGAGGATGCGGCGGTGAGGTTCTGGCATTTGTGGATGGTATGGCATGTGCGCGGTGAGGTGGTGGGTGTGCAGTGTGGTGGGGTGAAGTTGTGTGGTGTGCTGTGGTATGTGGAGCCGGGTGAGACGATGGGGAAGGTTATTGAGGATGCTGCGATGCGATTCTGGTTGTATTTCGATCGGCAACCGGCGGTGGCCTGGGCAGCGAGTTTGCAGAAGGGCGCGCCGGATCATGTTGAACTGGAGGCTGGCAATGGGAAGGTTTGGATCGATGTGCGGGCTGCGGGTTGGGCGCCGAAACGCTGCGTTTTTGTATGCGGAAGCGAGGGGCGGGATGTGTCATTTTGATCGAGATGTGCGGCCGTGGCGATGTGGAAATGGGCATGTGTTGGGGCAGGTGTTTCGTAATGGGAGTGGGGTGCGGCAGTTGTTGTTGTACCGGGAGGCTGTTGATTTGACGGTGGAGGGGGAGGGGATGGTTGAGGTGGATGTGATGGCGGTGGTGGATGGGTTTGTGGCGGATATTCGCTGTTCGATTTGCGGGTGTGTGCGTTCGTGGGTGCCTGGGGAGGAGAGTGTGCGGTTGTTGTTGGAGCGGAGAAGGATGCGTGGGGAAGGGAGGGTTTGATGGGCAATTTCTTTGTATGCATTAGGGACGACCCACAGCGGGCGGAGATGTTCTGCCAGGCCGGGTTGGATCCGGGGCGGGCGCCGGTGGTGAGTCCGGTTGCCAGGTGGGCGAGGTTGCCGGGGCGGGGCTGGGCGCTGGTTTATGAGCTGGCGATTGGTGATCTGACGGTGGAGCAACGGCAACGGTTGGCGGAGCTGCTGGCCAGGCGGTTTGGTCTGCCGGTGGAGGAGGTGGTGCGCGATCTGGAGGTGGTGGGGTGTCCTATCCTGGCGGCGGGTTGTGTTGTGATTATTGAGTATGCGTGGGGTGCGGAGGGGGGGAGGGGGGCACGCGGAGGCGCGGAGAACGCGGAGGGGGAGGGGGGTAGAACGGATGGACGATTGTAGTTGGGTTGGCGGTATGGTAAAATGGGGGATGAGACGCCAAACTCACTACAGGGCGGTTTGTTTTTAAACAACCGCTACCCACAATTTGATTTTTGCGGGCAAAGGTCCGCTGCGGAAGAACAATCGCTCTGTGAGATTGGCGTCTCTCTGGTGGTTGTCCGCAGCGGGCTTTTGTATTAATTCACAGTAAGGAGAGACGCCAAAATGGAAACGAAGGAAGGTTGTGATGTTGGTGGTGGGGTGCCTCCGGTGGTGGATATGGGGGCGGTGGGGGTGATGGCTGATTTTTTGTATGAGTTGATCCGGGATGGGTTTGAGCGGCGGGGGGCGAGCCGTTGGTTGTGGTTGTTTGATTGTTATGTGTTGCTGTCGGGGGCGCTGCGGCAGGCGCAGCCGCTGGAGTGGTTTGAGGCGGAGGGGGTGGTGGAGACGATGCGGGCGCTGGCGCGGTTTTTGGAGGAGTTGGAGGCGCGGCGGGTTGAGTTGGAGGGGGGTGCAGGGTGATGGGGCACGCGGAGGCGCGGGGGATGTGGGGGTGGTTGACATGGCGGGGTATTTGTGTTAAAGTGTGCTTGTAACACTAAGTCGGCCTGATGTAGTTCGGGCCTGGTCGGAGACGGACTCCCGGCGTGTAAAAGCGCTGGGAGTTTTTCGTTTTAATCTTTGTTTGGTCTTCTCAGGAGGAAGCCATGAATGTCAGTTCTTTGGACGGTGCGCTGTTGCAGGTTGTGGCGCAGGTGTTGATTGCGGTGTTGGCGCCGGTGTTGACGGCGGCGGCGACGGCGCTGATTGGGTATTGTATCCGGTGGGTGCGCGGGAAGTTGACGAGCGATCAGTTGGCGCTGGCGGATGAGTTGGTGCGGTTGTATGCGCTGGCGGCGGATCAATACGATTTATCTGGGGCTATGCGGCGCAGCGGGGAAGAGAAGAAGGCGTGGGTTGTGGCGCAGGTGCAGGCGGCGCTGGAGGCGCGCGGGATTCGGATGGATGTTGGGATGCTGGCTGACCTGGTTGAGGCGAAGGTGTTGGAGGTGGTGAAGCCGGCCAGGATGCTGGATGTGGTGGGGGTTGGGGCGTATTCGGCCGATTTGCAGCCGGTTGGCGGCGAGTAGGAGCGGCGATGGCGGCGGCAGGCAGCACGACCAATCATGTTTTGCAGGCGCAGATTAATGCTCTGGGGGAATCTATGCAGAGTGGGTTGGGTGAGATTAAGCAAATTTTGCAGGGTATTGAGGTGCGCGTGCGGGAGATCGAGAACCGTGAGGCGGGGTGTTATCCGATGGTGAACAGTAAGGTGGATGCTGCCTGGCGCCGTTTGGATGAGCATGATGTGGCTATTGTCCGGCTGCGTGAGGTGGTGGGGGAGTTGGTGCACACGAACCGGTTGTTGGGTTGGGCGGCGGGATTGGTGACGGCGGTGCTGGTGGTGTTGTTGGGTGCGCTTGTTACGGGGCAGGCGACGATCATTTTTAAGTGAGTGAGGCGCGATGGATCTGAAGCGGAGGCCGGGGCCAGAATATTTTGAGCAGATGGCGTTTGATTTGGATCTGCCGGAGGAGGAGCGTGGGGCTGGCGGGTATGTGACGCCGGAGGAGGCGCAACGGCGCAGTTTGGCGGCGCAGGGGGCGTTGACGGTGATGGGGCAGGCGTCGGCGCCGATGTGGTTTGAGCAGTATACGATGCTGCTGGCGGCGGGGTGGCCGTGGCGGGTGGCGTGTTATATTGCGTGGGCTTCTTCGCCGAAGAAGAGTCGGTGGCCGAGGACGCAGGAGGAGCTGGCAACGGCGGTGTTGGGACTGACGAGCGACCGGCAGGTTGCGACCTGGCGCAAGCGCAATCCGGGGATTGATGAGGTGATTTCGGTGTTGCAGGCGCTGCCGTTGGTGGAGCATCGGGCGGATATTTATGCGGCGTTGATTGAGTCGGCGACGAACCCGGACCACCGCAATCATCCAGATCGGGAGATGGCGCTGGAGTTGTTGGGGGACTATACCAAACAGGTGAAGGTGGATACGGTGCATGGGCCTGACCAGGTGAGCGAGATGAGCGATGCGGAGCTGGATGCGCTGGCGCAGCGGATTTTGAAGGGTAATCAGGCGGATGGGGCACATTAAGCGGGTTACCCCGGAGGAGGCGTTGGCCGAGAAGGTGCGGCGCGAGCAGGCGCGGCGGCGGTTGCTGTCGTTTGGGGCGTATGTGTATGAATGGTGGCGGCCGGCGGCGGTGCATGGGTTGATTTGCGCTGAGTTGGAGCAGGTATACCGGTTCATTGAGAGCGGGGGGGCGGAGGGGACGGGGTCGCTGATTGTCGAGATTCCGCCTCAACATGGCAAGACAACGATTGTGAGCCGGATTTTTCCGGCGTGGTTGGTGGGCAAACGTCCGGATAGCCGGGTGATGTTGACGGCGTATGTGGCTGATTTGGCGCAGGATAACAGCCGGGCGGTGCGGCAGATTGTGGAAGGGGAACGGTTTGAGGCGATTTTTGGCCAACGCAGCCGGGTTGACGAGCCGGTGGAGATTGCGCAGGATGCTACGGCAAAGGCGAACTGGAACCTGGCCGAGCCGCATCGGGGCGGGGTGACGGCGGTGGGGGTGGGGGGTGGTGCGACGGGGCGGCCGGCAGATTTGATTGTGATCGATGATCCGTTTAAAAACAGGGAACAGGCTGAAAATCCGACAGAACGCAAGAAGGTGCTGCAATGGTATACCAGTTCGATTCTGTCCAGGACGCGGAAGGGGACGGCGGTGGTGATTATTCATACGCGGTGGCATCGAGAAGACCTGATCGGGGAGATGCTGAAGAGTATGGCGACTGACCCACGGGCGAGACAATTTAGAGTTTTGAGCCTGCCGGCGCTGCCGTTAGAGATTGATGAGTATACGAGCAGTGAGGATGAGCAACGGCGGGCGCGGTTGGAGGGTCTGTGGCGCCCGATGGTTGATCCATTGGGGCGGACGCCGGGGTGCGCGCAGCCGTTGTGGGAGGAGGAGTTTCCGGCGGGGATGTTGACGCAGGTGCGGGCGACGCTGGAGGCGGCGGGGCAGTTGACGGATTGGTATGCGTTGTATCAGCAGCAGCCGCGGCCGGCGGAGGGGGTGTTCTTTGGGGAGCGGGATTTTGCGGTGGTGGAACGGGCGCCGGAGGGGTTGAAGTGGGTGCGGTATGTTGACCTGGCGTTGAGCGAGCGCACGACGGCAGATTGGAACGCGACGGTGGCTGAGGCGGTGGATGCGGATGGTAATCTGTATTTGCGGGATATGCTGCGGGTGAGGGGGTGGAATGAGTTCCGGGTGCGATTGAAGGCGTTGATGCTTTCGCCGCTGGAGGTTGGGACGCTGTGGGGGATTGAGGATGTGGCGTTTCAGGCTTTGGCGTTTCAGGAGTTGGCGCGTGACCCCGACCTGGTTGGGGTGGCGATGAAACAGGAAAAACCGAAGGGGGATAAGGTGGAACGAGCCAGGGCGCTGCAGACGCGGGCGGCGGCAGGCAAGGTGCGATTGGTGAGAGGGGCATGGAATCAGGCGTTTATTCTGGAGGCGCTGGATTTCCCGAATGGACGGCATGATGATCAGATTGATACGGCGAGCGGTGGTTTGCAGTTGCTGGCCGGACGGAAGATGGGCATGAATACGGTGGAAGATCCGTTTGCGAGGTGGTAGATGGGTTGGTTGGATGGGATTCGAGATTGGTTGTTGGCGCCTGTGTTGTCGCGGATGAACACAGAGGATCGGGGGCGGGTGCAGGCGATTCATCAGGCGCGTCAGTATCGTATTGGCCAGCAGCGTGAGATGTTGAAGGTGGCGCAAGGCCAGACAAATGATAATGTGGTGATGAATTTTGCGGGTCTGGCGGTTGACCGCGGGGTTTCGTTGTTGTTTGGGCACGGGGTGCAGTTCAATTTGCCGGGGGATGGGCAGACGCCCGAGGCGCAGTATTTTCGGGCGGTGATGGATGCGAATAAGCAGCAGATTTTGTTGCATCGGCTGGGGATTTATGGGGCGGAAGCTGGAACGTGTTATTTGTGGTTTTTGTTGAATGGGGTGGTGGGTAAGGATGGGCTGGTTTATCCTCGTTTGGTGGCGATTGATCCGGAGTATGTGACGATTGAAACCGAGGCGGAGGATGTTGAGATTGTGCGGCGGTATCTGGTGCAGTATCCGGTGAGCGGTCCGGATGGCAAGCTGGCGCTGCGGAAAAAGGTGGTTGAGCGGGATGATGGAGATGGCTGGGTCACCCGTGATTTTTTGGTGCAGGATGGCGGTGAGGTTTGTACGGGGTATGAGGCGTGGCCGTATGATTTTCCGCCTATTTTGCACTGGCAAAATTTGCCCGGGGTGGGGAGTGCGTATGGCCAGGCGGATGTGACGGCGGATGTGATTCGATTGCAGGATCGCATCAATTTTACGGGTTCGAATATTGCGAAGATTATCCGGATTTATGCGAACCCGCAGCGGTTTTCGCGGATGGGTGGTCAGGATACGCGGATTGAGGTTGGTCCAGACCGGATGCCGAATTTTAATGATCCGAATGGGGGGATTTTCCAGCTGGATGCATTGGGCGATCTGGCTGCGGCGTTGGCGTTTTACGATCGTTTGGTGCACGCTATTTTTGCGGTGACCAGGACGGTGGATCCGAGTGATACTGCAGCCAAGTTGGGGGATCTTACGAATTTTGGCTTGCGGGTGTTGTATCAGGATGCATTGCAGAAGTTGGGTACGAAGCGCGAGTTGTATGGGGATGCGTTATTGGAGATGGGGCGGCGCCTGTTGGTGATTGGGGGGTTCACGAATACGGATATGGGGACGTTGATCTGGCCAGATGCGTTACCGGAGAACCAGCAAGATTTGATTGAGGGTTTGAAATTTGACCTGGACAATCGTTTGGTGAGTCGACAAACCGTGGCGCAGAGGCGGGGATACGATTGGGATTTGGAGAGCCAGCGGATGGATGCGGAACGTGTGCGGAATGAGAATGACCTGGCGTTGGCGTTGTTGGAGCAGGAACGCCAGGGGCGATTGAGTTTTGACCGTGGGGTGGGTGCGGATTTATTCCCTGGTGGTTCTTCCGGGGAGGATCATATTTCACGAGGTGAGGTGTAGTATGGCAGAGGAAAAGGTCGAGATGACCAGCGGAGACGCCGGGAAGGGGTCGCTGCAGCAGCAACAGCCCAATGCAGGGGAGCAACAACCTGCTGGGGAGCGTCCGATATCGGAGACCGGCGCCGAGGTGGTGACGATTTCCAAGACGGATTTTGAAAAGATGCAGAAGGCGCTGCGGGAAGCCAATACGGAAGCTGCGAGACGACGTAAAGAGCTTGAGGATCGGCAGAAGGCCGAGATGACCGAGGCCGAACGGCTCAAGAAGGATCTGGATGAGGAACGGGCGTTGCGCCTGGGCCTGATGCGGGAGAGTGTGGCGGCGAAGTATGGTTTGCCCGAGCTGTTGGCGAGCAGGTTGCAGGGCGGGACGCGGGAGGAGATGGAGGAGGATGCGCGAGCTGTGGCGGCGGCGCTGCCGAAGCCTGCAGCGAAGAGCCCCGGGCCGGTAACGCCAGGTAATCCAGGCAGCAAAATAAACCTGACCCGCGAGCAGGTTGAACGGATGTCTGTTGAGGAGATCAATAAGAACTGGGACGCGGTGCAGGAAGCATTATCCAGAAAGGTTTCGTGAGGTGAGTTATGTCTACTGAGAATTTCATTCCTACGGTTTGGAGTGCGCGGCTACTGCAGAACTTGAACAATGCGCATGTGTATGCCGGGTTGTGCAATCGGGATTATGAGGGCGAGATTGCGGCGCTGGGGGATACGGTGAAGATCAACGCGATTGGGCGGGTGACGATTGGCAATTATGCCAAGAACACGGATATCTCTGACCCGGAAACGTTGACCGATGCGCAAACTACGCTGGTGATTGACCGGGCGAAGTATTTCAACTTTCAGGTGGATGATGTGGATCGGGCGCAACAGAAGCCGAAGGTGATGGATGCGGCGATGCAGGAGGCGGCGTGGGGTCTGCGGGATGTGGTGGACCAGGATCTGGCGGCGCTGTACAGTGAGGCGGCGACGGCTAACAAGCTGGGCAGCGATGCTTCGCCGTATGTGTTTACGGGCGGCAGTGCGAAAGATCCGTATGATGTGCTGGTGGATCTGGGGGTGGTGTTGGATGACAACAATGTGCCGGCGGATGGGCGGTGGGTGGTGGTTCCGAACTGGTATCATGGCCTGCTGCAGAAGAACAATAAGTTTGTTGCGGCGACTGCCCAGGGGGAGAACCGGTTGATGAACGGTATTATCGGCCGGGCTGCCGGGTTCGATGTTTATAAGTCGAATAATGTGACGAAGGGCGGCTCGGGGAGCGATGTGTACCGGATGATGGCCGGGCACCGGCTGGCGTGGTCTTATGCGCAGCAGATTCTGGAAACGAATGCGTACCGGCCAGAGAAGCGGTTTGCGGACGCGGTGAAGGGGCTGATGGTGTATGGCCGCAAGGTGGTGCGCCCGACGTGTCTGGCGGTCTGTTTTGCGCAGAAGCCGGGCTAGGTTTTCAATCACCCCTCCCGGATCTGATGAGGGAGGGGAAATTTTGGTCTTCGAAGGAGCCTGAAGATGGCAAATGCGAGTGCAATTACGATTAATTCTCTGACGGAAAATACGGTTCTGGCGCAACCTGCAGGGGATGTGTTGGACACCGGGACGGATGCGGTGACCCTGGCGATGACGCCGGGCGGGGACAGCCACAATATTCTGCTGGAGGTGACCAATACGGCCAGCGCGGCCGATACGATGACGGTGAAGGTGCTGGCGGGGGATAACCCACCGGCCTTCCGGGCCGGGCTGGGCGACCTGGAGTTCACGCTGGCGCAGAGTGCGGTGAAGTATTTGGTGTTGGAATGCGCCCGGTTCATGCAGAGTGACGGGAAGATCAATGTGGTCTTTACCCCGGCGTCTACCAAGATACAAACGGCGAAGATCCGGGCGTTCCGGCTTCCGAAGTAGGAGGTGATGAATGGCGGCGCGCGAGACGATGGTGCGGTTAATTGGGATGGTGCGCGGTTTGATTGGCGATGCTGCTGGGGCGCAGGCGCACTTTGGGGATGAGGATGTGCAGGCGGCATTGGACGCGCGCCGCCAGTTGATGCGGTTTGTTAGACTGGAGGCGGCGCCGACGCCCAGCGCGAATGGGTTGTTGTATCTCGATTTTTGCAGCCAAAGGTATTACGAGGAGGGGGTTGTTATTCAGACCGGGCAGTATGTGGCGGTGACGCCAGATGTGGTGGATTGTCTGAATGGGTTTTACCGATTTGAGACGCCGCAGGTGGAGGATTTGTATGTGTCTGGCGTTCGGTATGATGTGTATGGGGCGGCGGCTGGATTGGCGGAGGATTGGGCGGCAAGCCTGCAGGATTTGTATGATTTTCAGGCGGACGGTAGTTCGTTCAGCCGTTCGCAACGTGTGGCGAATTTGGAACGCCTGGCGCAACGGTTGAGGGTGAAAAGCGAGCGTGGGGCGGTGAATGTGATTATGATTGAGCGGGACGATACGGTATGAGCAGGGTTGAGGAGTTATTGGCTGCGTATCGAGAGCGTTTGCTGGGGCGGGATGAGGTGTTGTCCAGGGCGTATGCACGCCGTTGGTTGGGGGTTGAAAGTGCGTTGGAGGCGCAGTATTTGAACCTGGCGATGGATGTTGTGGATTTACGTGAGGCCGGGTATGCGGTTGGGGCCGAGCGGATTTATCAGTTGGAGCGGTATCAGAATTTGTTGGGCCAGGTGCGGGTGGAGATGGAGCGATTCAACCGGTTTGTGGCGGGCGAGATCCAGAAGGAGCAATATCTGGCCGGCCGAGATGGTTTGAAGTTTGGGGCGGAGGCGATTCGGGCCAGGTATTTGGATGGGGGGGGTACGACGGTTGGGAGTTTTCAGGTTTTGCCGGTAGAGGCGATTCGTACAGTGATGGGGTTGGCGGGGGATGGGACACCGTTGTTTGATCTGTTGCAGGGTGGTTATGGTAAAGCGGTTACGGGGCTGACGCAGGCGTTGATTAACGGCGTGGCGTTGGGGTATAACCCGCGCAAGACGGCGAGGGTGATGAAAATTGCGATGGCTGGGAATTTGCAGCGGGCGTTGGTGATCAGCCGGAGCGAGCAGGGGCGGGCGATGCGAATGGCGCAGGTGATGGAATACCGGGCGAGTGGGGTGGTGAGTGGGTATCGGAGGCGGTGTGCGCTGTCGCAGCGGACATGCCTGGCATGCCTGTTGCAGGACGGCCGGACGTATAGGTTGGGGGAGCAGTTTTCGGATCATCCGAATGGGCGATGTTTTGGTGTGCCAATTTTGTATGATGGGGATCCGTATGAACAGCAGGTCGGCGGGCGGGATTGGTTTTTGAAGCAGGATGCTGGTGTGCAGGAGGAGTTGATGGGGCGGGATTATTATCGGGCGTGGAAGGATGGGGCGTTCGATTTGGGTCGGTTGAGCAGGATGCATAATCATGCGATTTGGGGTGAAAGCCCGGCGCTGACGCCGCTGAAGGAGTTGCAGGATGTTGGGTGATGGTGATTTGATGTCTATGCGGGAGGCGCAGGCAGCGGCGTTGCCAGATGTTGGGGAGATTTGGCGCAGGCAGCGGGTCGGCGATGGGATGGGGGGGTTTGGTGAGACATTCACCAGAATTGCGACGGTGATGTGTCGTATTCGTGAGACGGGGGAACGGTCATTGGAAGGCGAGATTGCGCGGCGGCATGGGGCGATGTTGGGGTATGTGGTGACGATGCCGTTTGGGCAGGATGTGCAGATGGGTGACCAGGTGCGGGTTTTGGGCAGGGTGTTTGAGGTGGTGTGGGTGGCGGTCAGGAGTTATGAGACGGCGCGGCGGGTGGTGTGTGTGGAGGTGGTATGACGGGCGGTTTCAATCATTTGGGGCGGATTGGGGATGAGATGCGCCGAAACCTGGAGATGGCGATGCAGGCGGGGGCTGAGGAGATTTTATCTGAGGCGGCATTGAGGATGAGCGATGCGAAGAGTGGAAGGGTCTATCGATCGGGGCGAACGGGGAAGGAGCATCAGGCCAGCGCTCCTGGAGAGGCGCCGGCGATTGATACGGCGGGTTTGGTGGGTAGTTTGCATATTGAGGCGGATATTGGGCGGTGGACGTGGGTGGTGTATACGAACCAGGAGTATGCAGCGGGGTTGGAGTTTGGGCGGACGGATGGCCGGATGGCTGCGCGGCCGTTTTTGCGTCCGGCAGCTAAGGCGAAGCGAGAGGGGATTATTCGCCGGTTGCGTGGGGTGTTGCAGGCGAGGTGACGGTAATGGAAATGGAGATTGGGTTTGAGTTTTTGTATCAGGCATTGGTTGGGGATGCACAGATTGTGGCGGATGTGGGGGCCGGGCAGGTGTATGAGGATGAGGCGCCGGCGGAGGCGGTGTATCCGTTTATTGTGATTGGTATGGGGGAGAGCGGGCAGGATGCGGTTGGGGCGAATAATCAGCGGTGTATGGTGGTGTGCAGTGCGTTGGTGCGGGTGGTTGGGTTGGGGAATGACATGGTGCGTTTGAAGCGGGTTTGCGCCCGGGTGGACGCGGTGTTGCATGGGGCCAGTGGGATGATGGGTGGGCATATGGTGATGACGACGCGGGAACGGCCTTTTCGTTCATCGGGGTGGGTTGGGAATGTTCTGTATAAAAATTTGGGCGGGTTCTACCGGGTGGAGATCGGGTAGCCGGTTTTTGCACGGATATCATGAGTTGGAAGGAGTTTGAGATGGCAGTATATGGTACAGATTTTACGTCGGTGAAGAAGCAGGTGTTGCAGGTGGCGGCGGAGACGACGCAGGGGGTTTTGCCCAGCAGCGGGTGGTTGAAGTTGCATGGGCTGAACCTGGATATTGATACGGAATTTGAAGCGGAGATTGAGGCGGCTAAGGGTGCGCGTTTTGCGACCAATCAAACGTTGAAGAAGGATCTGGCTAAGGCGGCAATTGGCGGCAAGCCGGACTTCAATGAGTTGGATATTCCGTTGTCCAGTGTGTTGTGTAAGCCGACGATCAGCGGTTCGAGCCCGGCGTTTACGCGGGTGTATGAGTTGTTGAATGTTGCGGCGGTGAGCGAGGCGCGGCAGACGTATGCGGTGCAGTATGGTGATAGTTATCAATGCGAGTCGTATACGGGCGGTTTGTTGGCAGATTTTCAACTGACTTTCGACCGTGAGGGGGGGATTACGCAAGGCGGTAACATGATGTTGGGTGCGTTGGATCTGACGCAGACGCTGAAAACGGGCGCGGCGGAGATTGCGAAGGCGGCAATGATGGCGCGCTCTGTGGATGTGTGGGTGGCGGATGCGCCCAGCGGGTTGGGGGAGGCCGGGAATAAGGTGGTGTTGCCGTGGGTCTATACGTGGGGGATCAATGGCCGGGCGGCGGAATACTGGGCGTTGAACAGTGCGTATCCTGGGCCGGCGATGTATGACGAGGGGGAAGATCAGGGTTTCGCTGGCAATTTGAAGGTGCCTACGGTGTATGGTTTGCCGAAGTTTCTGGAGAAGATACGCCAGGGGCAGTTGATTTATGTACGGGTTGAGGCGAAGGGGAAGAAGTTGGCGACAGGTACGCCGGATGTGTATGAGCTTTTGCGCATCGATCAGTGCTGGTTTGTGCAGTCCATTCCTACGGATAACTATAAGGGGGCATATTCGAAGAATGTCAACCTGGTTGGGGCGCAATCCGATGATGCCAGTTGGGCGAAGTCTGTTTGTGTGACGTTGATCAATGGGATTGCGGGGAGTTGATATGGAGCTGAAGCAGATTCGGTGTGTGCGTCGGGTTGAAATTGTGGTGGGGGGAAATCGTTTCTGGTTGGATTATGTTCCTCGACGATGGGATGCTGCGTTTGTGGAAGGGCACAATGCGCTGGTGGCCAGTGAGGATCCGGGGACGCCGTTTCTGGAACGCGGCAGGGAGCGCTATGTGTATACCCTGATACGGGTGGCAACGGGGTGGGATATTACTCAGGATGGGGAGCCGGTGCCGTTGACCGAGGAGGTGTTACGCCAGGTGGATGATGTGTATTTGCTGGCGATGTATAGCGCGGTGCGGTCTGATGTTGAGCAGGGAGAAGAGGAAAAAAACTGCTGACGGCGTGGCTGTGTGAGCCGGAGTTGTATCGGGCAGTCACGCCGAGGTGGTTGATTGATGAGTATTGCGATGTGAATTTGTGGGCGGAGGCTGCCCGATTTTTGGGGTGCAGTGTATTTGAGTTGTTGGAGCGGGAGGATCGGGATTGGTGGATGCGGGTATGGAGGCGCAAGCAGGAGGCAGAATATGCTGCCCGGGCGATTATGGGGCAGGATGCGGGTGCTTGAGACGCTTCAGGAACCAGGCCCAGGCGATCGATGCCAGGATGAAGCCGATCGATGCGGCGCACAGGGCGCTGCCGGCGCCGGAAAATGATCCAATCCAGGCCAGGCCGACGATGAGGGCGGCGGAAAGGATGATCAGGGCGATGAGAGCCACGCCGGCTTTGGGTGAGGATGCGAGCAGGACGATTGGGAGGGCGACGGCGGCGAGTAAGACGAAGATACCAAGGGCAGTCAGCATGTTTGTTTCTCCAGGTTTGTTTTTATTATAAGGCGCTGCGGAGGCATATGGAAGCGTTCAATTTGTTTGGTAAGCTGGTTTTAGAGGGGTATGAGAAGGCGGAGCGCCAGATTAAGGGGGTTGGGCGTGAAGTTGATACGGCGCAGCGGGCATTGGATGGTCTGTCGCAAAAGGGGTATGCGTACAGTACGGCTGTTTCGATGGTGAGCAAGGATTTGATGGCGCAATCTGCGGCGCAGTCGCGGGTTACGGCGGCGCATGGTGGGCTGGCGATGGCGCAGGAGAAAGAGAGGGCGGCGGCGATCAGGCTGGCGGACGCTCAATTGCAATTGCAGCAGAGTTCTGGGCCTGTGCAGCAGCAGGAACTGGTGATGGCGGTGCGCCAGGCTGAGGTGGCTTTTCACCAGGCGCGGCAGGAGGTTAGGGAGTATGGCAATGCTGTGAAGCAGGCAGAGGGGGCGAATACGACGTTCGGGAAGGCGAAGACGGCGATTGGTGATTTTGTGGGCCTGTATGCCGGGCAGGCCGCGGCAGCTGCAGGGGTTATTACTGGGGCGGTGGCTGTTGGGAAGAAGGTGTATGAATTGGGGCGTGAGGGGGCTGGGATTACGCAGACGGAGGAGTCATTTAAGCGGCTGACGGTTAATTTGGGCGGCAGTACGGATATGTTAGATCGGCTGCGGACGGCCAGTCGGGGTACGGTGGACGACGTGCAGTTGATGAGTTCTACCACTGCGCTATTGAGCGGCACGAGCGGCGATCTGGCAAAGAGTTTGCTGGGTGCGACGCCACAGTTGATGGAGATGGCGAAAGCTGCCAATAAACTCAATCCCACACTGGGGGATACAACGTATATGTATCAGAGCCTGGCGTTGGGGATTAAGCGCGGGTCGCCGATGATTCTGGATAATTTGGGGATCACGATCAGTATTGAGCAGGCGAACCGAAAGTATGCTGAGGCGCTGGGGAAGAGTGTGGATGAGTTGAGTAAGGAGGAACAGCAACAGGCATTGTTGAATGCTGTGCTGGAGAAGGGGAATATTTTGGTGCAACAGGCGGGGGGGGATACAGATAGTGCGACGGATAGTTATGCTCGTTTAGAAACGGCGAGCAAGAATTTGGGGGATGCGATTATGGCAAAACTGGCGCCAGGTTTGGCGGCGGCGGCCGAGGGGGCTGTGTTGTTGTTGACGGGTGAGGAGCAAGTGCAATCTGCGGTGAAGACGCATGGTACGGATATTTATCGGCAGGCGAAGAGTTATGAGGAGTATGCCGGGGAGCTAAAGCGAGCTGCGGGGGCTGCAGGTTTGTTTGTGGATGAGCAGGGTAATTTGATTAAAGTGGGACGTACCAGCGGCGGGGTGGTGAAGACGCTGGTGCAAGAGCATTATTTGTTGGATCAGGTTACGTATGATGCGAAGAAGGGGATGGAGGATAATGTTGCGGTTTTGGATCGATGGGAGTTGGCGATTGTGCGGGATCGGGAGGCGGTGAATGATGCTGCGGCAGCTGAAGGGCGTTTAAAGGATGCTGAGGGGCGGGCAGCAGACGCTCGCCGGGAAGCTGAGCAATCAATCAACGATTATGTGCGGGCTTTGGATGAGGCGCAGGCGTCGGCGCGGGCGTATGTGGTGGAACAAAGCGGCATGTCGATGTCTATGAAGGATGCGTCAGGGGTGGATATTGCGCGAGAGGCAATCCGCGAGTTGGATGGGGCGATGCAGGCGGGGACGATTACGGGGCCGGCGTATCGGGCGGCGGTGAGAGATGTGCAGCTGGCGTATGGTCTGGCCAATGAGCAAAGTATTGCGCTGGCCGAGAATATGTCTGCGGTGACGATGGCTGCAGCCGATGGGGTGATACCTAATGAGAACCTGTCGGAGGCGTTGAATGCATTAAAGCAGGATGCGGCGGATGGGGAGGTTAACCTGGGGCGGCTGTTGGTGCAAATGGGTGGGGCTCCTGAGGCGGTTGGGAAATATTTGGGGTCGTTGCAGCAATCGAAGGATACGAATGCTTCGTTGACGGATCAGATTGGGAAGATCAGCGATAGCGCTGCGGTTGCGAAGCAATTATTGGATGATTTGGATACGAAGTTTTTGAGTAACAAGGGGAATGCGGAGAATGCTACGAAGGCGGCTGAGGATTATGTTACGGCGGTAGGCAATTTGCGAGACGCGATTGCAACGTTAGAGGATAAAACGGTGCGAATTACGGTTGAGCGAGTTGAGACGACGATGGGGGGTGATGCCGGCGAGGGGCCTGGGGCGGCATCTGGTGTGGATTTCGTTGTTCCACCAGGGTATCCACATGATAGTTATCCGTTGCGGGTTCAAAGCGGTGAGAGGGTGACTGTGACGCCGGCCAATCAGCAGAGTGGCGCTGAGGGTGGTGGTGTGGTGAATTATGGCCATATCACGATTGTGGTTCAGGGCGCGGCGGATGCGAATGCGCTATTTGCTCAGCTGGGAGGTTGATATGTATTTGTTGCCTGTTTCGTATGATGGATTTGGTTTAAATACGTCAGATTATCGGACGATTATTCCGGATAATGCGCCGGCGTCGTGGGGTGCGGATGTGGTTGAGAATAAGCGTGCAAATGCGTTTCCGCAATTTGCCAGTATGGATTTGGATGGAATAAATTTGCCGCTGAGAATTCATATCAGGGGGAATGGGTCGCTGAGCGCGCTGAAGCGGGTGTTTAATGCTGAGGATTATCGGCTGCGTGGGCCCAGGAAGCTTGTGGTACAGGATGAAAATGGGAAACAATGGTATGTGTATGCATCCGCCAGGAATTTGACATCCAGTCGATATAATGCGGTTACGGTGTTGGTGCGGGTCAGTGCGCCGGTGTGGATTAGTGAGGTTGAGCAATCGGTGACCTGGAGTGTGGAGGCGGATGGGGATGAGAAGACGGTGACGGTTGGCGGTAATGCGAATGCGTTGCCAATATTTGAGGTTACGCCCACCACGCAACTGGTGGGGGGATTTCGGCATGTTGATTCGTTGGTGTTGTATAACAGGTGCGCCAATCGGGCTGTGCAGTTTCCGATGCAGATTGTGAGTGGTTGGGATACGGCGGCGCTGGTCAGTAGCGGTGAGTTGCAGGCCAGTTGTCAGGATGTGCGCGTTTCGTTAGATGATGTGAGGATTGATTTTTGGTTGGTGCGTCCGAATACGACTAATACCGCAATTTGGGCAAATGTCAATCTGGCGCCAATGGTGCTGTTGAAGCTGGCTATGTCTATTCCGGCTACGGGGGAAGTAGGAGAGCTGACGTTTGCGGTTGGATCTGAGAAGACGCTGGCCGGAATGTCTAAGTATGGATATTTGTTGATTGATAGCGAGGTGTTTTATTACAGCGGCGTGGATGCTAAATTGCGTAAAGTTGGTGGGTTGAAACGGGCTCAGATGGGGTCCAACATGGATGATCATGTGGTTGGCGCCAGTTGTTGGTGGGTTGAGCATAAATTGCAAGTGTTGTATGGAAATAGTGCGGCAGATGCTTGGGTAAATGATGAAAGCAAACGGCCAGCATTCGATCTGGATGATTCGGATAATGGTATGTGGGTATATGAGTGTTTTGGCGATAGCCAACAGTTGCAGAGTGCTGCGGCTAAACCCATGGTGATTTCATCGGCGGGTAAGGTTTCTGGGTATTATACGGATGAGCATGATGTTGAGGCTGATGTTTCACCGTTTGATGTTTTGGGTCTGGCGGTGCGATCGTATTTGAAGAGTGGCAAACCGGCTGGCGACACGGCAAATGTGGCCTGGGATTTGTTTCATCCGTTCGGAATATATTCGGTGGCGGCCAGCGGGGATAAATATCGGGTTGGGGTCAAATGGCCGCGGTTTACGGTGCAAAAGTCTGCAAATGGGTCATCCTGGACAATGCTGGCTGAGGAAACTAGCCCGGTAAATGGATCAACCTGGACGCTGTTTGTGATAACAGAAAAGACCACTGGCGCAACCAGTATATATATTCCCACCCGGGTCAGATTTTCGTTCAGTGGTACGGTGGATGCCAGCAGCAGCGCTATTGGCATGGTTGAGATTACGCAGGCGACAATTAAGCCGGTTGCTGGCAATGTTCCGGTTATTTTGCGGATGGCCGGAAGTAGCAATTATCCGTTTGAGGCCAGGCTGCTGAATGAAACCAGTGGGGATGAGATTGCGTTGTCGTATCAAATGGGTCAGGGCCAGACGTTGGTTGTGGATACTGAACGGAAGGTGATCGAATGCAATGGGGTTGGGGCAGATGCGGCTCTGGCGCCGTATCCATTGCGCGGCGAGTGGCTCCCGTTTTTGCCTGGGGGTAATCTTTTGCATTATGCGGCCATTGGGGATGGTGGTGTGGGGATTGTAATCCGGTATCGGGAAAGGATGGTTTGGTGATGGCGTCGGTGATTAATGTGTATGATCGATTCGGGATGCGATTGGGGGAGTTTTATCAGGATGCAAATCGGGAATGGCTGGCGAATGAGCCGGGGGAGGTTGAGTTCAGCTTATCTATTGTTGAGGAGAAGGGTCGGGTCGGGGAACGCGATTTGGGGCGAATGTTGGCGTTCCGTAATTTGGTGGAGATCTCGCATCCCACGCTACCGGCATGGGTTGGTTTTATTTGCAAATATAGGTGGGGTAAGGGGGTATGGACGATAACGGCGCGGGGCGGTGAGGGGTTGTTGAAGCTGGCCACGCCGACAGAGGTGATCAAGATCAACGGCACCTCCGGGGGGATGTTTGAAAAGATATTGGAGGTGGCAAATGCCCAATTGGATACGAAGTTTGAAATTGGGGATATTTTCCGTGGCGGCAGTGCGCGTGAGGAAACGCTGGAGATGAATGATTTGTTGGCGGAAACGCAGCGGGTTGCGGAGCGTTGTGGAAATGATTTCGATGTGCAGCCGCGGGTTAGGGCGGATAACCGGTTGGAATTGGAGGCGAATTGGTATGAAAGGCGAGGTGATGATCTGGAGATGCGTTTGATTGAGGGGCATAATATAAGTTTGCCGGGTGGGGATGTGTTGGTACAAGATGGTGAGGGGATTTTCAGCCATGTGATTGGTATCTCGAATGGGGCAACGAATGCAGCCAGGTCTACTGTGGTAGTTTCTGATGCTGAGTGTGAAGGCCGGTATGGTCGAGCGTATATGTCTGAGGTATTTGATAATGTGACCGAAGGGGATACGCTACGTAAGAATGCAAATGGGAAGCTGAACGAGGTGCGGAATCCAACGAGTATGCTGAGCATTCTGGTGAATGCTTCTGCGTTTTGGGGGATACGTTTGGGAAATACGTTGCCGGTAATTTTGTATGAGCACGGGCTACGTGCGGATGGGACGTTTGGTTTTGAGGAGCGGTGTCGAGTGGTTGGGATGCGTTATCGCGAGCGAGAAAATTATGTTGAGGCGGTTATGGAGGTGGTATGAATGGCATTGAACGCAAGTTTAATCCTGGAAATGTGGTCGATCAGGCTCGTAGACGGAAGGTTGAGTTAGACCTGTTGCGACGACGTGAGGTGTATGTTGGATCATTGGGTGATTTGAGCGGCAGTGGGGGAAGATTGGATGAGGATATTGAATTGGTCATGGGGGAGGGTGATATGGACGACCCTGAGAACCCGTTCAGTGGGCGGATCATTGTATACCCACCGTTGGAGGTTGTGGTGGGCGGGGAAACTTTCTTGCTGACGGATGTGGGGATGGAGGACAATGAGCTGACCTTTGGTCTCTCGGCAGGGAACGGAAGTGCGATTTTTATGGGTGGTCAGGCAGTCATTGGCCGGACTGGTATCCGGGTGAACGGGCTGAACGTTCCGTATACACATACAGCCGAATCATCTGGCGGAACCGTACGAACTGGGGTTTTGCGGATGCGTACATTCCCGGCGATCAATGCGCCCTGTTGGAGTTTGGAGTACAAGCGCCCTATTGCTGCGGCTGATCAAATTAATGTCAGTACTGTGTGGGCCACTGAGCACAGTTATATTTCTGCGGGCGGCCAGGCTGTCACGATCATTACCAATGAGATTGCGGGCGGAGATTCGTCTGTGCTTGCGGTGAGCGAGCGTCTGAAGACGTATCCAGGAGCCGAGCATACGTTTGGCGTCACTGTCCGGCGCGGCCTGACGCAGTATACGCCGGATTGCAATCTCTCTATCCTGGTCTACTGGTATAACAAATCCGGTGAGGCGTTCGCAATAACTGAGGTTGTCAGCCTGGCAAATGGCAATATCCCGGCCACCCCGACAGTGTACACAAAAACGGTAACTGCCGATGATCGGGCGGAGCGGTTTGAAATTCGTGTATCTGCTACACACGATTACAGCGGATATAATCAATCGATCTTGATCACCGGTATTACAGCCAACCGGCTGGCGTGTGAGGAGATACAGTCATTGGCGTTCATGGATTGGGGGGCAACATTTGAGAATACGCCGATTTTTATGGAGAAGCTGGTCAGTGGTGAATTTTCATTGCCGGCTGGCGGGTATGGATCTGTTTACATGCTCACTGATGGAGAGTTGTATGTGAATCCTGGTGGGCTCAGTGGTATTCAGGTCGGGGAGACAATCGCTCGATCATTATTGTTTCTGAAAGGGATATAACATGTACACACCTACTACTCGTGCTGGCGAAATGGATGGCAGTAACCTGACTACAATCGCATCAGGTGAAGAGGGTACCTCTTTGGTCGAGGTCGAGGCGCTGAGTTTTTTCAACGGCGATGACGTGGATCACACCTTGTCCATCTTTCTGACGCTGGCCTCCACGGGCAAAACCACCCAGATCCGGGAGCGGCTGCTGGGGAAAAAGGCCACGCTGAACATTAGTCCGTGTATCGTATTGGGTTACGGTGACAAGATTGAGGCCAAACTGGCGGCGGCCGACAGTCCGCATGTTACCTGGTATGTCACGTTCGCGTACCATTACTAGGAGAGGCGTAGATGTCCCGATTATCTGAGTTCTACGACGACGGGGTGAGCGAGCGGGTTCAGGGCGGCATCAAGGAATTTATGGCGCTGCCGCAAAAGGTGATTGCCGGGAATGCGTCTTCCCTGACCGGTGTGTATTTGAGCGCCAGCCCGTATCAAACGAGTTGGCAGCATACGATCGATATGCACGCAGACCGATTCCTGGTGGTCGGGGCGCTGCTGGATCGCTCCACGGCGATTCAGTTGAGCGCGGTGACGGCCAACGGCATCGCAATGAGCCTGATCGGGCGGTATACCCTGACGATTAACAGCCGGGTGCGAACAGCAGAACTGTGGGGGCTGGTAAATCCGGCGTCCGGGTTGAATACGATCCAGGCGACGGCCAGCACTAGCTGCTACTGCACGTTTGGGGCCGTGGATTTTTACGGCGTTAATCAACTGGCGCCGGCCAGCCAGTTCACCACCGGCACCGGTACGGGCGTATCCAGTGCGCTCTCATTGGCGCCAGGTTATGGTTTCTGTTTGGGGATTTGCGGCAAGGTGCAGACGAGTGATGCGTTTCTGGATATTGCCAACCAGGTGCGTGTTTACCAGGGCAATGACGGCTCGCCGCAGGTGCGCGGGGTGATGTCTTATAAGGATGGGAGGTACGGGGACAATCTCAGCGAGGCATGGAGCGTTTCAACCTCGTTTCTGCACGCTGGCTGCGTTATTCTGCCGGCATAG